TTATTCAGTCTTTCATTGTAATTGTTATTCACTTCTTCATCAACCATATTGTAAATATGTTCAGTGATTGCATCATCGATTAAATCTGGAAGTTGTTCGTAAATCAAATGTCTGATGTTCTCAACAACGATTTTTGTAATCTTACTCTTTGATGTCATGTCTTATCATTAGATTGCGTGTAGCTTTTAAATAAGTCTTCAACAGAGTTTTGTTTTTGTCTGAACAGTTTAATACGATCCCGCAATACAGATGCTATACCTTCACTGCTGATATTGTTCTTTTCACACTCTTCAATCAACTGTTCCTTTTTCATACCACTTAAGGCTGGACCAGTGACTTTCTTTGGTGGTTTATACTGTTCAATAATTTCACCGAAAATCTCCTGCTTTGTATTATCATACAATGGGTCGAGTAGATCACACACAGGATTCAGAAACTTGTTCACAAAGTAGTAGTGGTAATCGACGGGGATGTTATGCTCTTCAACATACTTGGGATCTTCAGACTTTTCAAAAGCCTTTGCTTTAGGGTTATCCGTTTTCGTGAGTAGGTATGGTACCCTATCACCAGATTGTGGTTCAGAACCTGGTTTCCTTTCCCGCATTTTATTGACTACCTGAACATGTGCCTGATTGATGTGTCTACTTTCGGGACCACTAATGGACACACTCTTTCCACCAACTTTATAACTATCAGACAGAGACTGACTCAAAATAAGCTTCTCATGTGGAATTCCACCCGATAGGAGTTCGTTCGCTCGTTCCCTCGCAAGTTTCTTTGGTGGACCCGGGTCCCCGGAAGTCAATACAACGTCCAGCAACTCCTTACACACTTCTCTCATATGGGGTGTGTTGTCTCGTCGAACAAGTTGGAGACCTTTTACATCCACATAGTCCATATGCATTTGGTCATCTTTACCCTTTGTCCACAACTTGGCTGCGTATCTCTTTTTTGAGTAGAGAAAATATGGCCAGTAAACCTTCTCAAGTTCCAGGTTATTTGGCTTTTTGAAGAGAGCTGAGCACTCTTCCGCCGCTCGCTCACCAATCTCCCAACTATACTCGATAGCTTCGATACCTTTTCGGTCCCCAACATCAAACTCGACCATAACTGAATCTGTGTCGCCATACCTTACCTTCGCACCAGGGAAGTTCGCTTCTACATACGTCTTAGTCTCTTCAATCATACCACGACCCCTACAAGTTGTTGTAGATGCAATCGGTACACACGGAAGGATTCCCTTACCAGCCCCTGTAAAACCATATACAGAGTTCATCGAAACCTTGTACGCCAACTGTTTACCATTGTACACTTCCTTCATATACCCCGTTGCAGCAGCCATATCTCTCTTTGCCTTTTTACGAAACTGTTTGAGCTCTGCAAGAATGGCTGGTAGGAGACTTGGTACATCTTGTGCAAACTTATATGTCTTGTTTCCAATGTTAAATGTTTCGTAGGTAATTCCTTCGATGTTTCCATATCTCCGCTCGTCCATGACATACGTAGAATAACACAGGTTGTGTGCCATCATGATAGACGGGTACAGAGCCTCAAAATCTAGGGCTGTGATTGGTGTGTAATAGGCACCCTTTTGTGCCTCTAAAACAGTGGCTCCTTCATATTGTTCTTCGGGTAGAGAACCATACTTAATCGTCGGTACCATGTATCCCAGTTCTCTAGCCTTTTTGGATAATTGACTGAATACCTTGATTTGTTGCCCTCTCTCAACCAGGAAAGATACAGGTACCCATGTCGCTTTTGCCATCTCTATCAGGTTTAACAGGATACACATCTTTTTCATCAACTTGTGTGGTAGAAGTGTATCCTTGATACAGTATTCTGCAACTTCGTACAGCTTTTTAGGATCGCCTTCCAGGAAACGAGCAAACATTTCTTTGGGGGCCATGTCAATCTTTTGGTCGCCAAGGTACAATTTCGAAACATTGTTCAAACTGTAAGAATCTAGTTTGTACCCTTTCTTAACTTCGTGGAACATATCAAAGATAAACCGTCCAGGCATTGGTAAGAGCTTCAAAAAGTTATCACCCAAGGCACTCGAACTCAATTTTTTCATTACTAGATGACACTCAGTATCCCGTAGTTTACTGAGTTGGTAGAAATCAATCCCACACCCCACCATCGCAGCGCGTTTGTAGATGTATTCAAGATCAAAACCGAATATATTCCACCCAGTCATGATGTCGATGTCTTTTTCATTCATGTATTGTTTGAAAGCCAACAACATCTCCTTCTCCGTGTCAAAGCTAATGACGTCCGGACCATCAGTCTTTTTATAACACAGACAAACCTTTTCGTATGGTTCGTCATTTCCGAACTTACACAGGGAAATTGCAATTTGAAAACATGCATCATCAGGAACATTTGGGTCGGGAAACTTACCGGTAGAACTATTACACTCAATATCAAACGACGCAACAACAAACGGAGCAATGTCATCTCGATCAACTGGTTTCAATGTTGACCAATCATTACACCACAGGTCAATATCGGTTTTAGCAAGGTGTGAACGGACACACGTATCACCCGTGTCTAACCAACCAGTGGACTGAATCCCAGTTCTGTGCATGAGTCTCAGGACAGGGTCAATATTTGATTCATAGACATGATATTGTTTGAACTCATTGTTATACATGAAAATCGAGTTAACCTTTCGTCTATGCTCTAACGATTTGAAATTGAGATGCATGAAATGAAACTCTTCGTTGTTTTGGAAACCCCAAACATCTTTTTGCTTTGTTAAACTGTATCCAGTGACATGGTCCTTTTTTAGTCTACATATGTCATTGTACAGACGTTTAACATCTTGGTCAGTCGTACCCCTGGGAAGCTTAACAAAGAAGTAAGGATCGAATGTTGTCGTCACACAAACCGATTTACCATCTTCCGTCTTGCCAAAAATACTGATGTGATGTTCACCTTCAACATCTCGCGCTTCCCAAGTCAATGCTTGAAATACTACCATATGTATACTATGAGCCAAAATTTTAATATCATTTATTAATAAATGTCAGCTGCTTTGATTGAGCTCGTTTCTGTCGGGGCCCAGGATGCCTACATCACAGGTGATCCTCAGGTCAGTTTTTTCCGTCAAAACTACAAACGTCATACCAACTTCGCCATGAAGCCCGAGCGCATGGATTACATCGGTACCTTTGGTGCCAACAATGAAATCACTATCCCCATCCGTTCCAAGGGTGATCTCATGAGCTACATCTGGATTGAAGACACTCTCGTTTCGAATGTGCAGGATAACCCAGACGGTCTATTCTCTTCCACTGCTTCTAATCCCACCGAGTTTCAGCTCTGGATTGGTGGCCAGAAGGTCTGCCAACTTGATTCCCTCTTTATCCAAGGTGTGCACAACCCCCTCATGCGTGATAGCCAAGCGAAGTCGTCGATGTGTGCTTCTACCGCGACCCTAAAGTCTAACCACGGTGGTGATCATTTCATGATTCCTTTCTTCTTTGGTGAGGATTACACCAAGTGTCTCCCCCTCGTCGCCCTTCAGTATCATGATGTCGAGATTCGCATCAAGTGCCGTGATAACTACACCCCTACAGGTACACCTAAGGTGTGGGGCAACTACGTGTACTTAGACACCGAAGAGCGTAAGTTCTTCATCGATAATGAACATGAACTTCTCATCACTCAAACACAGCACCAACTCGCGGCCAAGGAAGACACTGATATTGATATCAGCTATTTCAATCACCCCGTTAAGTCGCTCCACCTTGTCTCTGGCAACACGACTGCGGGTGCTGACTGGGATACAGCCTATACTTTCGACAAGACTTCTCTCTACATCAACGGTACAGCTCTATTCGAAGAAACTTCTGCCATGTACCATCACACAGTCGTACCAGAAATGCACAGCACTGACCTCCCCGACGATGTTCTCGAGGATCTCCCCACGTACACATGGCCATTCTGCATCAACCTCAGCAAGATGCAGCCCACTGGTACCCTTAACTTCTCTCGCATCGATAACGCCAAGCTCAGCCTGACCAACCCATCGGGTGGTACTCAAAGAACTTGGTGCAGATAACCCAACCGCATCTCTGCAAGAAGCTACTACTCCGGATAATTAATCAGACTGGATGAAAATAGAGATCTATGGC